ATGTTCACGATCACCAGTCAAGTATTGCAACTGAAATAATTTTGGAGATGATACAAATAAAGCACTAGAACCTTTTCTTGATGGTGATGCCGATCTCTTTAGAACTCTTATGATATCCTTCACTACACCAGCTTCTATGTAATCCCTTGGTGCAAAGTCGAATATAAATGGAAATGTTCTTAACTTAACACCACTGAATAGTAATTCAAGATTTTGTTGAAAAATTTGACCTGTTGCTCTTGAAATCAATGATTGTGGATTTACATTTGCACCAAATGCATTGACCGCTGAAGCAGCAAAAACATTTTGAATTGCAGTTCTAGTTGCTTCATCGATACCTTGAAGATTACCGGTTATTAATTCAGATAAGTATTGATTATTTGTTTTATTATCTCCACTTGCCGTGTCTAACGCTTCTTTGGTTAAATTCAATCCAAGAGCTTGTGCTGGATTCAATTCACTTGCAGCATATGCTGCACCAATGTTATCTGATATTTGCTGTGGAATAGGAAGAAAGATATCGGCGATCCTAACTTTTTTATCTGCTGGTAATCGATCAGTTCCTGTTGCATCACTACCATCGGAATTCAAACTATTCCAAATATCATTTAGACCACGTATCTTTGCTAATTGAGTAATATCTACACCAGTTGGTTTTCCATTGCCATCTTTTGTTACTACATTAGGTACTCCAAATCCAGATATATCATCACCTCTAATATTTTCAAATATCTGAATCCTCAAGCAATCTGAACTGTTGTCGATTGCTTTCGCGGGATATCTAAAAATTGTGTTATCTACACCTACACTACCATCTTTAACAACACTCGCATTACTACCACCCTGCTTTTCCTGGGCGTTGGCAATCTTCTTTGCCCTTTCTGCAGCTTTGCGTGCCTGAAATTCCTTAAATTTTGCTTTTTGTTTCTCCCTAAGACTCATTCCTAGGTAAGGATCTCTTGCCATTATACGAAGTTTTTAAGTATTTAGACACCAATAGTGAAATCTCTTATAGGTAACATCATAACGTCTCTAAGTTCTGATGGATATATTTCATAAATGCCATCTGAAACAACTTCGCTTGCCAAATAATTCCTTATTGATTGACCTCTACCTAACCAATGAAAGTTTTGACCTATCCAACCTTTATCAGACACATTACGAATCTGAACGACCGGATTTCTATCGTATCTTAATCCAGGTGTAATCGCAACATATCGATAAACATAGTATTTTCCTGGTATGGGAGCGTCAGATTTTTCTAAAACTTCTAACAACTGACTCATTATGATATCTGGATCTCTAACACCAATCAATCTGTTAGTTAATGTACGTATTCTATTTCTATTTTCATCGGTGTCTGTGGGTCTCTGAGCTGCCTCTGCTGCTGCTTTTGCTGCTCTGAGTTCTCTAAGTTTTCTTTGTTGTGACTGTAAGAGTGTTTCTCTCTTTTTACGTGCCATTACTTGATACCTAGTTCTTTCTCAGTCATTACTTTGAACTCCCACATTCTATCTTTACAATATTCTTTTGCTGCTTTCCATTTTGCTTGATTCTTGGCATACTCAAATGCTTCACTCAAATATTTTTTAGTTTGCCTTTTTGGTTTTGGTGGGGGGGAACACTGTCTTAATGGTTTGACCTCAATCAACGAGGATCTTATGATTCCATTGACATCCTTGTATTTAATAAAAAAGTCCGGGAAATATCGATGCACTTTATTGTCAACAGGGGAACGATATGGTATACAAAACTCTTCTGATTGCCACTCTAAAACATTTTGATTTTTATCACAGTAAACCATAAACTTACGTTCCCAGAGAGAACGATACACTATATTTGTAGGATCGCCCTTATATTTCTTAGGATAAGAAGGTTTGTATTTTCCCTTATATGACATCTAAATAACTAAACAATCAATATAAAATATTTAGAGTGCCTAGACCGTTTCCTAAAAGAATATCTCAAATACAACCAATCCTTGGGAATGTTGCACTAACCTCTCATTATATGGTGGAATTTGGCATACATCAAAAGACCCTTAGAGATTATTTGAGAGATAGGGGAATGGATAGCAGATATGTTACTGAAACCATGGGTTTGCTCTGTAGTAGAGCACAACTTCCTGGTAGTGGTCTTGCTACAGCAGATATTGTAGGAAACTATCAAGGTGTCAGTGAGAAGATGGCACATTCTAGAATTTTTACTAGAATGTCTATGGAGTTCTATGTTGATAATTCATATAGAAGTTTGAAATTTTTAGAACATTGGATGGAATACATTGCTAGTGGGTCAACTACTGGTAGAGATAGAGTAAGTTACAATAATGAAAATTATTACTATAGAATGAGATATCCATCAGAATATAAGTCTGATGAAACTAGGATTACTAAATTTGAAAAAGATTACAAGAGATATGTTGAGTATAGATTCTGGGGATTATTCCCAATTTCATTAGACTCTACCACTGTTTCTTATGAAGGTTCAAATATATTAAAAGCAACAGCACAGTTTCATTTTGATAGATATGTCTCAGGACAATCTAGATCTATAAACATTTTCAATAGAACTGACAATGATAGGGATCAACCACCTTCAGGGACTGGAAATGGTGGTCAGGGGGACACAAGTGGGGGTAGTACAAGTGGTGCTACAACTGCGGATGGAACAATATCATTCGGTAATAGATTTAATAGTATTTTAAATTCGGATCTTGTTTCACAATTACCAAAATCATTGTTTAACACCACATTATCTAATAATCAGGTTGAAAAGGGTTATATTGGTGATAGAATTATTTAAAGTCATCTAAATAATTTTACTGATGTGCATAAATCGTAATGCCTTTACCCAAAATTGTTACGCCAACATATGAGTTGGTAATTCCCTCTTCAAAGAAAAAAGTAAAGTATAGACCATTCTTGGTAAAAGAGGAGAAAGTTTTAATACTTGCGATGGAAAGTCAAGATCCATCTCAGATTGCTAATGCCGTAAAAGATGTAATTAAATCTTGCGTATTGACAAGAGGTATTAAAGTAGAAGATCTATCTACATTTGATATTGAATATTTGTTTCTCAACATTCGTGGTAAATCTGTCGGAGAGGAAGTTGAAGTTCTTGTAACATGTCCTGATGATGGAGAAACTAAAGTGCCTGTAAGTATTGAACTTGATTCAATTCACGTTCAATTTGATGAATCTCATTCAAGAGATATTCGTCTGGATGATACTCTCACTATGCGAATGAAATATCCATCAATGAATGAATTTGTTAAAAATAACTTTAGTGCCAGTGAAGTCAATCTTGAAGAGACATTCAATGTTATAATGTCCTCTATCGAACAGATTTACAATGAGGAAGAATCTTGGACTACAAAAGATTGTACTCAGAAAGAATTGCGTGAATTTGTTGAGGGTTTGAGTTCTAAGCAGTTCAAAGAGATTGAGAACTTTTTTGCTACGATGCCAAAGTTATCTCACACAATTAACATTAAAAATCCAAATACTGGTGTTGAAAATAGTATTGTTCTTGAGGGATTAGCAAGTTTTTTCGGGTGAGTATGGCTCATACCGATCTTGAGTCATACTTCAAAATCAATTTTGCTTTGATGCAGCATCATAAATATAGCTTAACAGAGTTAGAAAACATGATTCCTTGGGAGAAAGAAGTTTACGTCGCTCTCCTCAAGCAATATATTGAAGAAGAAAATCTAAAGGCACAACAGAATGGCTGAAGAAAGGTCACAAGTAACAACAGGATCTCCTGTAACAGGAGGACAGACTTCTTTAGCTCAGGATGAAATAACGACTTCACTTTTAAATAGAAATTCACTTCAATTAACAAATCTATCCAGAACAGTTACGAATTTAAGCGGTCAAATGACTGTCTTATCCAATTCGTTACAATCTGTTGGAAGGAACTTAGCAACAACACAAAGTTTAGAAAGACAAAAAGAACAGCAAGAACAATCATTAGAAAATAAATTAGCACAACAACAGCTCAGAGAAGGAAAAGAGTCTGTTATTGAAAAGAAAATTCAAGCATCTGCTATTGCTCCAGCACAAAAATTATCAGGTCAAGCACAATTCACTTTAGGTAGACTACAAAGTTTCTTTGTTACTTTACTTGGTGGGTGGTTAGTTGATAAGGGAATTGATACAATCAATGCGCTTGCATCTGGAAATAGGGAAGAGTTAGAAAAAATTAAAGTGCAGACCCTTACAGGTCTTGGTGTAATAACTGGTATATTTGTAGCAGCAAAACTTGTCATCGCTAAAATGATTGCAAGTTTTAGTTTGCTTGGCATAGGTCTAACAGGTCTTGCAATCGCTGGTTTATTCACAACACCAGGACAACAACTTCTTCAATTTCTGATAGATTCTGGAGCGAATGCACTTAAAGGAACTCAAGATTGGTGGAATGATACTTTTGGTGGAGGTAATAAATCGCCAAATGAAAATCTAAACTTACCTGATGATGATACTGATACTGTCAAGAGACCTGATGTTAATCTTGACGACATTAGTGATAATGAAGCACCCCCTATGAAAGAGGGTGGATTAGTCATGGGTAAATCACATTCTGAGGGTGGTGAAAATAAAAATCTTGAAGGTGGAGAATATGTTATTAGAAAACCTGCTGTTGAAGCTTTCGGAACTGAATTGATGGATACAATCAATTCTATTGATGTAAGAGGAGCGCAGCAAGCTTTAATGGATCAATTTGGATTAGTGGATAGAGTGAATGAAGTTGGTGCTGATCAGGCACTGCAAGAGTTTAGAATGTTTAAGATGAGGCAACAACTAAACATGTTGGCACCTTATGCAGATATTGAACGACAAATCACAGAGAATGGTGAGAGAGTCACTAAATCTGTATCTGCAATGATACAAAATGGTGAGATTGTAAAACAAAAACCTGATGTTAGCAGTGGTGATGTAGAATTGCCTGAAAATCTCCAAACTATCAGTGCAGATTATACAAATGATAGAACAAATACTGATGTTGATAGATCTCTAGATGCAACTTTAGCGAGAGAAGATGCATTATTAAATCTCGCATTAGAAAAAAATAATGAAGCAAAAATATCACCTGTTCCAAAAAAAGAAACTAGTGTTTCGGATGTTATATCTCAATCAACAGATACTTCTGCTCCTATAGTCATTATGTCTAATGACTCAAAATCTGCTGCACCCCCTCAGCAAGCTCCTGTATCTCAAGGATCTGTTGGTGGTGTTCCATCATTCCCTAGTAAAAATAATAGTGACATGTATATCTTAACAACTCTTTCACTTCTTAACGTTGTTGTCTGATGTCAATACAAAATACACTTTTACAAAATAGTATAAGTTTAGGAAAAATATCCAAATCTTTTGAATCTTTTGGAAAAGGTTTGGCAAGTGCTACTCAAACATCTGTTAGTATTGCTAAAAATTTAGATCAAGGCAATAGAAAGAAAGAACAAGCAATACTCAGAAAAAGAGAAATATTTGATACAAGAAGAGAGGCAGTAGAACGTAAAGAGAGAGAATCTGTCATAGAAGCAGGTCAAGTTACCAGTCTCTCTTCTAATGCTTTTAGAACCATAACAGGAAGCACCAAAGGATTTTTAGGAAGAGTGATGGATTTCGTAGGGACCATCCTTGTTGGTTGGTTAGTGACTAATCTTCCTACAATTATAAAAAATGCACGGAAATTAATTGCAAGAATTCAAAAAGCAACATCATATCTGAATGACTGGTTTAATGGAATTGGAGAATTTTTTGGATCATTTAATCAAGAATTAAACGCAACAACTAAATCAATCACTGGAGCATCTTTATTTGAAATGTCTCCCGAAAAAAGATTATTTGATGAAAATGCTACAAAAGTTGAAACTGGATTGACTAGAGTAAAAGCAGATTATAACAAGTTTGCAGAAACTTTCAAAAATTTTGATATTGTTAAAGAAATCAAAAAAATATTAGGTATTCAGGATGATAAAGGGAAGAATGGTGATAACTCCGGTAGGAATAAAACAACGGGTTCAAGTGGTGGTGGAGGAGAAGCATCAGAAACAACAAAAGGTTCATACGGCAAAGTTCTTAATGCAACAGAATTAACAAAGTTGGCAAGAAGTGTTGGTATGCCTGAGGACAAAATTCCAACAATGGTTGCTATTGCACTATCAGAATCTGGGGGAGATTCTTCAATCGATACAATAAAATCTGGATTGTATGATCGTAATGGTGAAACATCATATGGATTATGGCAGATCAATATGACAGGTAAGTTAAGACCAGAGAGATTAAAACAATTTGGAATCAGTAGTGTAGATGATCTTTATGATCCAGTAACCAATGCCAAGGCAGCACTTAATATACTGAATAGTCAAGGTTTGAATGCATGGTCGGTTTATAAAAGTGGAAAAGGACCGTATCTTGATAATTTACCTGCTGCAAAAGATGCATATGAATCACTGAAACCAAATAAAACAAATGATAATACAAACCCTCAACCCCAACCCATACCAGTAGATCCCTATACACCAACCGAACCAATTAAAAAAGAAGCAAAAGAACCACCTAAAAAAGTAGAGGAACCTATTGGAGATGCTCTAGATTCAATAACAGATATTTCAGATCCAATACCTGGTGCCAGTAATGATGAAAATTTATCATCAAATTCAAATCCTAGCACTTCAGATTTGATATCTAAACCACCATCAAAAGATATAGCACAAACACTCAATAAACCGAAAAAACAACCACAAATTATTGACGCTGGTGGTGGGAATTCAACACCTCCTACACCTGCTCCTATGATAGCATCCTCTGGAGGTGGTTCA